ACTAAGAGTAGCTGACACAACGTTTTTTGAAAATATGCAGATACTTAGACAAACACCTTTCAAATATGATGAGAAAACTGATATTGAAATGCAGCTGAGATCACTATCTGGTGCTACATTCGGATCTGTTTTTGCTGAAGGAATTTTAGTAAAGCTTTAAAAAATGGTTTACATTTAATGTGAAATAGTATAAGATACTAATATGGAAAAATTTAAAACACATATAACTGAACAGAAAAATACACATATGACTCACATCGAAGATAAGGTTATCTACGGTGGTGTCGCTGGTACGCGTCAAGCTATCAATGCTTTGCGGGAACTTAGAGATATGCTTAAAGGAGTACATGATGGTAATGTATCTGTTAAGTGGGATGGCGCTCCTGCTATTTTTGCTGGGATTGATCCATCTGACGGAAAATTCTTCGTGGCTAAAAAAGGAATCTTTAATAAGAATCCTAAGGTCTATAAAACTAGTGCTGATGTGGATGATGATACTAGTGGTGATCTGGCTGCTAAGCTTAAGCTCGCACTAAAAGAACTGCCAGCTCTTGGAATCAAGGGTGTAGTTCAAGGTGACTTTTTGTATGGCCCCGGAGATCTAAAGACAACTAAGATTAAAGGTGAAAGTTATGTTACCTTTCATCCCAATACTATCGTTTATGCTGTGCCAGCAAAGTCGGATGCAGCTAAGGCAATTAAGTCTGCAAAGATTGGAATCGTCTGGCATACGACCTATACTGGTAACACCTTCGAGTCTATGCGAGCTTCGTATGGAGTTGATGTAAGCAAATTCAAGAAATCAAAAAATGTATGGTCACAAGATGCCATGTTACGTGATTTGACTCGTATCACTATGTCTAAAAAGGAAACTGATGATGTTAATGAACTTCTTTCGCAAGCTGGGTTCTTATTCAACAAAATTGCGGGGTCTACGCTCCGAAGACTTGAAAATGAGGAAGAGCTACCGCGCCTCATTGAGCAATTCAATAACAAATACGTCAGAAAAGGACAAGTTATTGGAGATTCAGGACGACATGTATCCATGCTCATTCGTTGGATTAGATTACGTTACGGTAAAGAGATTGCCAAGCGTAAAACCGAACGCGGAAAAGCAGGACAACGTGACAAACTAGATAAAATTTTGTCATTTTTCTCAGAAGAAAATAAAACTTCTTTAAAATATATGTTTGATTTGCAAAAAGTAATAGTTTTGGCAAAATTAAAACTTATAAATAACCTTAATAAACTTGGTAATATTAATACCTTTGTAAAAACACGCAATGGTTATAAAGTAACCGGAGCAGAAGGTTATGTAGCAATTGACAAACTTGGTGGTGATGCAGTGAAAATTGTTGATCGTATGGAATTCTCATACAACAACTTTTCACCAGATATATTAAAGGGATGGGACAAGCCAACGAGGACTTAAATGGCAGTAGGATTTAAAGATTTTTTAACTGTTGACTATACACAAACTGGAGATGGTCAACTTGCAAGAAACGCTAAAAAGCGCAAAATGGATACTCCAACTGGTAATACAGGTGAAGCTGTAGAGCCAACTGATGAAGCGTTGACAATGCAGCAAAGACGTGCAAGAGCTCGTCAAATGAAAAAGTATCAGTCTAGACTAAAAGTTGGTCGTAAAAAAGCTGCAGCTAAAATTGCAAATCAGGCAGTACTAAAACGTAGAGCTCAAAAAGCTGCACGGAATGCTATTGCTAAAAAGATTACTAAAGGTATTCCTAAGGCAGAACTCACTCCCGCAAGAAAGCAAGAGATTGAGAAGCGGTTAGATAAAATGCAACCTAGAATTAATAGAGTTGCAAAGAAGCTTCTTCCTCAACTTCGTAAAGCAGAACTAGCCAGAAAACGCGGGTAAAAAATGATTAACAAATTTAGTCAGTTTCTTGTTGAAGAGGAAAAGACAGTTTATTTTACCTTTGGTAGAATGAACCCTCCTACAATTGGTCATGGTAAGCTACTAGATGTTCTTGCTCAAAAGGCAGGTAAAAGCCCTTATCGTGTTTTTGTATCTCAGTCTCAAGATAAAAACAAAAATCCATTACAATACAAAGAAAAAATTAAGCATGTAAGGAAAATGTTTCCTAAGCATGCTCGTTCTGTTATGGCTAATAAAAAAGTCAAGACAGCTATTGATGCATTAGTAGCTCTTCACAATGAGGGCTTTAAAAATGTAGTCATGGTTGTAGGTCAAGATCGTGTACGTGAATTTGATATTTTAATGAATAAGTACAATGGTCAAGATGCTCGTCATGGCTTCTATAATTTTAATAAAATCAATGTAATTTCTGCTGGTGATAGAGATCCAGATGCTGAAGGTGTTGAAGGTATGTCAGCCTCCAAACAGCGCCAAAATGCAAAGGATAATGATTTCACAGCATTCGCCCAAGGCTTACCAAAAGCCATGTCAAATCCAGATGCAAAACGTCTATTCAATGACGTACGTAAAGGTATGGGTTTAAAAGAAGCCACAGAATTTAAAAACCATATACAACTTGCTCCGGTTTCAGATCTTCGCGAAGCTTATTTGAGAGATAATATCTTTGAAGAAGGTGAACAGGTAGTCATGACTAAACATGGTATTGTTGGTAAGATCAAACACCTTGGTACAAATTATTTGATTGTAGAATCAAAAGGTGAAACCTGGAGATGTTGGTTGGACGATGTATCCAAGGTCGATCCGAACTTTGAACCATCGTGGGAAGTACAGAATCTTCCAAATGATGATTTTGATGGTATTATAAGAGAAGCACTAAATGAAGCCACAACTCCATACGAATGGGGAACGCCTGAAGCTACTAAAAAAGCAAAATCTATGACACCTGGAGAAAAGAATGAGGGTAATGGACTTTGGTATAATATACGTAAAAGACGTGAAGCCGGTAAGCCTAGATTAAAACCAGGTGATAAGAACTATCCAAAAACATTAAAACCAGAAGCAAAACAAGATCCTGATATTAAAGATCGTCCAGGTGCACAACCTGCTGGCTACCATACAGGTTTGACTAAAGCTCAAAAGATTGCAAGAGATCGCCAGTTTAAAAAACAAGCCAAAATGGATGATGATAATCCAGCAGCGTATAAAAAGGCTCCTGGAGATCACACCTCAAAAACTAAATTGTCTAAGCATACTAAGCGCTATCGCCAGATGTTTGGTGAACAAGACGGCCATGTTGATATGGCTAAGAAGCGTATTGATCGTGAAAAAGAGATGGATAAGAAAAAGCATGATCGTATGATGGATAAAGCACGTCTAAGAGATGTCAAAAAACAAAATATGAAAGAATATGGTGGACCACCTATTTCAAGAGCAGAATATTTAAAACAAAAACCTATGAAAAAAGGCAGTTAAAATGATTAACTTTAAAGCGTATATCACAGAAGACGCTACCGCTGGTCTCAAGAAAAAAGCAGAAAAGTCAGGTATGCCTCTTGGTATCCTACGTAAAGTTTATAATCGAGGAGTAGCTGCTTGGCGAACTGGTCATAGGCCGGGAACCACACCACAGCAATGGGGTATGGCTCGAGTAAATTCATTTGTTACTAAATCATCAGGTACATGGGGCAAGGCAGACAAAGATCTGGCGGCGAGAGTAAAAGGATAAAAAAAATGGCAGTAAGATCAGCAGATAAAAAACCAGAAAAATTTACAAAGCCTGACGGAAAAGTTGGCATTCGTATGGTTCCGGTTGATAAACAAATTGTAAAGAATGAAGACGCTTCAAAAGAAGCTCAATATCATGCTCAAGGCATAAAAGATGCAAGAGCTGATATGAAAACTGCTAAGTCTAATGATGCTATGACTAAAGCCATGAATAAACTTCAGCATCATACTAAAGCCCATAAAAAAGCTACTGCTGCCATGAAAGAAGCATATGATGAGCCTCAAGGCCAAGCCAAAAGAATGATGTCACCATTACAAAAAGCTCGCATGGATAAAGAAAAAGCTGATCGTGATAGTGAAGGTAAACTAAAAAGAGGTCGTTCAACTCTTAGCAGACTTAGAGATATACAGAATAAATCAAATGCAATGGCAGCTAAGCCTCGTAAAGAAGAAGTTGAGCAGGTTGATGAAGTTTTAGATCGTCCTGGTGCATTGGCTAGCTATAGAAAAAAAGCTGACGATAGCGGCAATAAAGCACGTAATTCAGCTACTCGTAAAATTCTAACACA